TCGCCAACGTCACAACGCGCTGACCGCGATATTCGACTGCTGGAAGTTGCTTATTGTTGATCGTTACTGTATTCATGCTTTTACTCCAAACGCGCGGCGCAGCGCTTTCTTCATCTTTTTGCCGTTATTTACTGAGCAATAAAGCTCTGCCAGTTCCTGGGCCATCATTTGCTCGCCAGTTTCTTCATTGACGAAATACTGATTAGGGTTGTTTTTGATGAACTCCTTCACCATTGGCAGCGCAAGAAATTCATCCGGACTGTAAATTTTCGACTGGCGCCGCCGATGCTTTGCGTTTGGCACTTTGTGTTTGGACTCAACCGCAAGGATGTTTGCATTATCCTGGTTGCTCATTAACGTACTCCCTCTGGTTTACTGGCCTGGAGCTCTGCCTGCTCTTTCACATAACGGTCGTGCATGGCGTCCCACTTCTCACACCATTTCGTCATGTCACGCTTACGTGCCAGAATGCGGCGAAGTCTCCGCTCGCAACGCTGGTGGGCGGCAAGATACTCAGCCTTTGTTTCCCCGTCTCGCCATACCTCTCTGTCATCGCGATCAATACGTACCGGCGGGTGACGCTGCGGAAAACCCGAACGCTCAAAAGCCTCGGTGGTCATGAAGAAAGCCAGATAGCGGATCGCCGTATCTCGCGTGAAGCATTTTTTGATACGACCGTGGCGCACTGCCACGAACAGTGGGCCAACTGGCGTATCGTGTCGCTTTAATGCCAGGTCAATCATGCTTACGGTGCGTTTATCGTTCATTTCCGGTTTCTCCCGTGAATCGTGTTCTGTTTTTTCCGTGGTTATCATGAAATCCATATTTAATTTCTGCGTTTCGTCTTGCCTCGACTGCTTTATTGAAATCCGCGAAAGAGCCCAGATATATTTGCTTCGCGTTTATGACAATATTTGCCCACCATTTTTTCTTTTGATGTGACCAGTTCACCCCTGTATGGCCGGATGTGTTGGTTTTAGATAAGCGCGCATTCTTACTATTGTCTTGGTTTGTACATGAACGTAGGTTTTCTATTCTGTTATTAGTGGTGTTCCCATCAATGTGATCGACTACTTCGGGTTCAACACCATTAACCATTTTAAATATCAGACGATGGGCATAGTAAATGACGCCATCTAACCGCACGATACGATATGCTCCTGTTTTGGTTTTAATAAAAGCGCCAGCAGGTTTACCTGCAAACCTTGTATTTAACTGTTTTTGCATACTTGATGATGAAAAGTGTTTTAAAGGACGATGTTTCCAAAACAACTCTCCAGTTTTTTGTTCGTAATAAAAGCACTCGTTGAGATAATCTGATTCAGGAATTCTTATCGCTGTCAGCGCCATCAGATCCGAGCCCCCACTTTCTGCTTTTTGACGAACTCCACCAGCTCAGAAATGAGCTCGTCGATTAACTCCTTCCCACTATCTGTGAGGAATTCACCGCTGCCATTAACATCAACAGAACTGCTGTAAATTCCCTTAATAGCTTTTACGCCTTCGACATTTCCGTATTCGCTTATCGCGAGCCTTTCGAATTTCCGCAATAATCCATCGAGAAGAATCTCGGTTAACTCGACCGTGTTAATGCCGCCTTTATTGAGCTTAATCACAAGGCAGTTGCTGCCTGTTTTACGCTGGTGGCGCAATAACGCTGCCTTTAAAATTCTCCGGCGGTAGGTGTTAATTAAGTTATTCATGCTTCACGCCTTTTCTTTCAGCTTCATCATTCGCCAGAACAATTTGTTCTTCTTTATCCGTCCAGTCGTAAACAGAACCAGCGATATCGTAAGCCAGTCCTAATAGGGCGTTTAATTGGTGGCAGTCAAAATCATTGTGGTGGGCATGGATTGTCTGCATGAGGAAATTTAGTTGTTCGGCCTGGATTTTCACGTTCAGAATATTTTGACGTTCCTGAATCATTTTAATCTCCCATATGCCTTTTTAAGATAAAGACGAGCAATAACCTCGTAACCACAGGCCGCATAAAGACACGCTGTTTTGTATGCCGATTTATCAATGATGAAAGTCATATGAAGCACCTCACAGCCAAAGAAGCGACCACCCGACCGTGAATTTTGATTTCTTTCTGTTCATCAGCATTAAGGGTGAAAGTTTCGTAATGATGGTTATCAGAGATGATTTTTAATGAGCCATCAGCTAATGGCTCAATTCTCTTAATGAAAAGGCATGGGCGACCAAAAGCATCCATTGTGTAAACATAAATGCCAGAGGTAAGCGCACTTCCACCGCAATCAACGAAAGCCACAACCTCACATGGTTCGATGGTCGGCTGCATTGAATTACCTTCCATCCGGCAGCTTTGAACGCGGTTGCCAAAGTCATTAATGTTGTCAGATCCGAACAGCATCTGAGGCGTTTTAATTGGCTTATTAATTGCGACGGAATTTTGCATTTTCATTTCCTCAGGGTGAGTTTGGCCCCACCAAGAAAGGTGTTAATTAAATAATGTTAATTAATTTTAAATCTTGTCGGCTTGCTTGCAGATTGTTTCTTGCAAGTCGTCTAATTTTTCATAAACGATAGTTAGCGTACCGATAGCCGACAATTCCGGAGGCATACAATCCATAGCGTTGGATAAAGCCATTCTGCAATTGCCAATATCCGCAGACCATGAATTAAGTTGATTGGAAGTTATAATGCTTGTTGGCTCTGTAAATTCACCACACTGCTCGTTTCCTGAAATGAGCCACAGAACATCAGAATGAAGAATGTTAGCCAATTGGATTAACTGGTCAGCAAACGGAACAGTTTTTTCCGTTTCCCAGTTGTTAATGGTTTCGGTTGTTAAACCAAGATGATCAGCCAAAAAATCCTGAGACAGTCGAAGCGAAGATCTTTGATTTAATATTCTTTTGCCGATGGTTTTGGCTACGGTGATTTGAGTATTCATTTCATTGGCTCCGTTGTTTGCCGATGAATGAACTTTAAGTCATGCAATAACTTATTGCAATAACAAAACTTATTTTTCTTTTGCGATTTAGTTTAATGTATTGATTTTTTTGATTAAATTTTGTTATTAAACTGCATGCTTACAGCTACAGACAAAGAAAAAGCCGCTTAAAAGCGGCTTCAAAAGGTGGGGTGTTGAAGGTTAGAGCCTATTGTAATTGATTGATTCATGCATTATGGCTTTACCCATCACGTAAAGGTCATCTTGGTTTTCTTCCGTGATATACCATTTCTCATATGCCGGATTATCCGATAAGACTGCCAGCCTGTTTCCCTGCATCTGGAGACGTTTTAGGTGAAATGTTTTACCAAAAACAAACACATACACACCATCCGTTAGAAAGTGTCGGACGGAAATGTCTACGAAGACACGATCACCGGAATTGAACGTGCTGGCCATGCTGTCGCCATTGACGGTCATTACTTTTACGACATCTTCACTACGATTCCCGAAGAGGGATTTTGCATGTTGAGTCGTGAACTCAATAGCGTGTAAAACCTCCACATATTCTGAAAGCATGAACGTGCCAGGCCCTGCACTCACTGAAAGGTCAAGAACCTCGACCCTGAATATGCCAGCGTTATCCTTTACCTCCCTTTCGGGCATGGTCTCTATCACATAGCCCTGTCTATGAGGCACATGATTTTTTCCAGTTGATAGCCATTCAGGGCTCACACCCAGCGCATTAGCAATCTCAACCAACTTACGTGTTGTGTTGGTTTTGCCTGCAACAAGACGCCAGATAGCTGGTTGCGAAACCCCAACTTTCATCGCTAATTCTGCCTGTGTAAGGCCTGCGTCAACCATCGCTTTTTGAAGACGATCTGAGAATGTGTTCATACCAATAAGCCTATACAAAAAGTTATTAAGTGGCAAATACGATAAGTTATTGCATAAAGTTATTCAAGGCTATACTCTTTCCCTATGTTCAATAACTTTTGGTATTTTTATGATCAATCAATATGTCAAGAGAGCTATCGATATTCTCGGCGGCCAAGCTGCATTAGCAAGGGCGTGCGGGGTTACTCAACCGGCTGTATTTCGCTGGCTTAATGGTAGCCGGGTTAAGGCTGATCATGTCATGTCCATTGTTAAAGCTACTGGTGGCGAAGTTAAAGCCTACCAGATCCGCCCAGACCTTCCAGATACATTCCCTCACCCGGGCAATGAGGTGTGATATGTCGCACTCAATCACTACCGAAAACCAAATTAAGCCATTGGATATCGATTATCGCGATCCGCGCGGTGTGATTGTGCATGTCACCGGCTGGAATCGGGATAAACAGCAGGTGTATTTCACCAGGCAGAATTATCCGCATGAATGCATGCAGCCTGTCTGGAAGTTCCAACAATATTTTACAAAGGTCTCGGAGGCGCAAAATGCGTGATTACGGAAAGGTGCCGTCTGAGTTTTGGTTAGACCAGAACGGCAACAAATGGAAAGCGCCCACGATCAAAGGTCGCCTGAAAATGCGCGTACCCTGCCATCGCGCACTACGCGAATTTGTTCTTTGGCGCGACGGTTTCAAATGCCGTCATTGTGGCAGTCAAGACCGCATTAAATTGGTCGCAGATCACATTGTATCGCGACGTAACGGTGGGGCTCACCACCCAGACAACATGCAATGTTTGTGTGATTCCTGCAATGCGCGCAAGGCCTCCCTGGTAGATGCCAAATTCCAGTCAAAGTCTGATGTAAGTGAGGTTATTTGTGCTGATGGAGGGCTGATTGATGGCACGCATTAGAACAATTAAACCTGAGTTCTGGACCGATGAGAAAGTTGTCGAGTGCTCATTTGAGGCGCGCCTGATGTTTATCGGCATGTTCAATTTTGCTGATGATAAAGGCAATCTGGTGCGCTCCCCTAAGCGTATCAAGATGCAGATTTTCCCTGCCGATATGATCGACTGCGAACCGTTAATTAAAGAACTTAGTGGGGCAGGATTAATCAGTGAGTATTCAGTGAGTGGTGTTGAATATATTCACATTGATGGTTTTTCTAAACATCAAAAAATTAACCGACCATCCACAACAACAATACCTACTCCTGCAGACGTTACTGATAACTCACGGAAACCAGCACCGAATTACATGGATGGCTCAGTGAGCGATGATGAAAAACAAAAGCATGATTCACATACAAGTAATGGAGATAACACTGAGGACTCACTGAGTGCTCACGACGAACTCACTGACGGAAAGGAAAGGAAGGGAAGGGAAGAGGAAAGGAATAAAACTAATTTGTCCGATTCGAATCGGACTGATGGCGATAAACCTGACGAGTCGAAAGGGAAACCTTCACAGGAAAAACCTGATTCAGAATCAGATGATGCTGAAGGCCAAGATCCAGTCGATGTCGCTTTCGAAAATATTTTTTGGGGGGCAGGTCTGAGAAAGGATGCCAAGGTCAAGGCTAAGTCAGCGTTCAGGACCAAATATCGCGACTGGAAAAAAGCGAACCGAGGTACGCCTGAGAACTTCGCCGTTATGCTGGCTGAAGATATCAGCCTCCGGGTGAAAACACAGCAAATGGGGTTCGACAAACTCCTGCCAGCGTCATACCTGAACGGAGAGCGCTGGAACGATGAAAAACCAAATGGAGCTCCTCAGATATCCGCAAGCGCAAACGCCATCGGTGGGACAGGGGCTTCCTGGTTCGCAAAACCAAGTGACGGTTCGGCTGAGGTATTTATCAGCCAGGCAGCCATTGACCGCATGAAGCGCGGAGCTAACCGCCCATGAAAAGAATCCTCAAACGTCTACTGGTTGCTGGCTATAACCGCGGCTTTTTGCGTGAGGAATTCGTGACTATGTGCTTTATAAAATTCGATTTACGGAGTGTGTGATGACCCCTGCTGAGTTATCTGAAAAATTGTGGGACAACGCCGAAAGAGTTGCGAAATACCTGCTTCCACGAGGACACCTCGAGGGCAAGGAGTGGTGCGCTGGTAATACCAATGGTGATGCCGGTAAGAGCCTGAAAATTAATCTCGGTGGTAAGAAGACTTGGGCAGATTTTGCAAGCGGCGACAGCGGAGACCTGCTTGATCTTTGGGTGCTGGTGCGTAACTGCCAGCTGCACGACGCTATGCGGGAAGCGAAAGAGTTCCTTGGGCTGAAGGACGACGATAACCACTTCGAGGCGAAGAAAAAAACCTTCTCACGGCCAACCAAAAAAGGCGTTAAAAAGGCGAGCCATTGCTACGACTACCTCTCTTCCCGTGGCATCACCCGAGAGACAGCTGATCAATTCCGTGTTTCGGACGCAGTCGTCTGGTACCACGATGAAAACCGCGAAATTCCGGCAGTGGCGTTTCCGTATCTTCGCAACGGTGAGCTGTTGCAGGTAAAGCGAATCGGCACTGAACGACCAAATGGCAAAAAGTTGATCATGGCTGAAGCTGATTGCGAGCCATGTCTGTTTGGCTGGCAGGCTATGGACGCGAAAGCTCGCGCTGTTGTGCTTTGCGAAGGAGAGATTGACTGTATGACCTACTCGCAATTCGGTATCAGTGCTCTATCGGTACCGTTCGGCGGTGGAAAAGGGGCCAAACAGCAATGGATCGAATACGAGTATCACAACCTCGACCGATTCGAAGAAATTTGGTTAAGCCTCGATAACGATGATGTAGGGCGCGAAGCCGCAAAAGAAATTGCTCGTCGTCTAGGGGAGCATCGTTGCCGCCTGGTAGAGCTGCCGCACAAAGATATCAATGAATGCCTGACCTCCGGGATGAGCGAGGATGAAATCTGGCACTACTTGGGGACCGCTAAATTCTTTGACCCTGATGAACTCTGCTCTGCGGGTGATCTCCTTCAGGAAACACTGGATGCGTTCGAGCATCGAGACGTTGGATTATTTTCCAGCCCGTGGGATTCGCTGAACAGTAATTTCAAATTCCGCGCCGGCGAGCTGACGCTGGTTAACGGAGTAAACGGCCACGGAAAAACCGAGCTGGTGGGACATATCGCCGTCAATGCCATGAGCCAGGGAGTCCGGGTATGCATTGCCTCGCTGGAGCTTAAGCCTGGGAAAATGTTGGCTCGTCTTACCCGGCAAACCATTTGTAGAAAAAACCCAGAACGTACTGAAATCATCATGACTAACGAGTGGTTTTCTGATCGTCTTTGGGTGTTCAAACTCACCGGAACAGCCAAGGCCGATCGACTGCTGGAAATATTTGCCTATGCCAGACGCCGCTATGGAATCGATCTTTTCGTTATCGACAACTTGGCAAAATGTGGACTCGATGAGGAGGACTACGGTGGACAAAAAGAATTTATCGATACCCTCTGCGACTTTAAAAACGAGCACAACTGCCATGTTCTGCTAGTAACGCATGCCAGAAAAACAAACGAAGCTGCACCAACAGGGAAAATGGATGTTAAAGGCACTGGCGCTTTAACTGACATGCCCGACAACGTTATGGCCGTCTGGCGTAATATCCCGCGCGAACTGGCCCAGCGCAAAGCTGAAAGAATGGGGTATGAGAGTCTTGATAAGGACGAACAGACTGCTATCCAAATGCCCGCCTCGATGATCCGCCTGTTGAAACAACGTGAAGGAGAAGGCTGGATCGGAGACATAGGGGCTAACTTTGATTCCCGCTCACACCAGTTTATCGAGGGTGATAAAGGGCCCTTCAATTATTTGGCCGGCAAACAGCAAAGTGAACTTGATATTGAGTGGGAAGCCACCAACGCAACGAGGTATTAAAATGGATCGTCTAATTAGAGAAATGTCGTATCTCTTTACCAAGCAGCGTTTTTTGGAGCTTCAGGAAAAGGCAAAAGACATCGCAATCGGTCATAGTGATTTCCCTGAGTGTTTCGGTCTTATTGCTGACGCCATCGCTGAATTTGTTGAAGACACTCCTGATGATGAGTGGCGAGAGCATGAAAAAATCCTTATGCACTACGTTGCTATGCGTGTTCTGACGCTGTGGGGTAACGGCGATAAAGTGACTGATGTCCAGTGGGCGCACCTTGGCTGGTTTGGCACTGCTGAAAAGGGGGAAACCATTCAATGAAGTTGGAAACATCACTCAAACATTTCAGCCCTCAGGGAATGCACATCAGCGACGACGTAAAAGGAACCTCTCCGGATCGTCTCACCGGCACTGATGTTATGGCGGCGATTGGTACCACCAGCAGCCGCGCGCGATTCGGCCTGGCGGCTTTCCTTGGCAAGGCTGACGTAAGCCAAAGTGACGGTCAACGGGCAATTCAGGCACTTGCACGTTACGCGATGGAAACGGCACCAAAGAATGTACGTAAAGCAGCTGGTGGCCATTTCGGATGGTGTATGCAAATGCTGGCGCAATTTGCCTTTGCTGATTACTCCCGTTCGGCGGCTACAAGCGTGACGTGTATCAGTTGCAGTGGTACCGGGTTTATCTCCGGGAATGAGGATGTGGTTAAACATCCTGGTATTTTCGACGCCGACGGTGCTGCAGTGGTTGCCCCGAAGATTAAAAATGAGCTGGTGAAAAGGGTTTGCGGAACATGCGGAGGAAAGAAAGTGATCCTTGCCCGGTGCAGGTGTGGTGGTAAAGGTGAAGTGTTGGACCGCAAAGCCACTAAAGAACGCGGCGCACCGGTTTTCAAGACGTGTGAGCGTTGCTCTGGTAATGGCTTCTCTGCTATCTCCTCGGCGACCGTACACCGAGCCATTCTGAAGCGTCTTCCGGATCTCCATCAGTCATCATGGTCACGCAACTGGAAACCCTTTTATGAAATGCTGGTGGACACGCTGCGCCAGTGGGAGCGTCACGCGGCAGTAGAATTTGAGAAGGCAACAACTTATTAATATGATCGGAACAAATGGCGACACTTTTTTGCACGTTAGTGTTGACTTTGCATAAAACTGTCCTGTATGCTTCTGATTATGGAGTATAACGCCTGTAGATAATTAACCTCGAAAAGCCCGCCACGTTGCGGGTTTTTTTATGCCTGCAATTCTTCGCACCACGCTCGGCGCAATCCAACCACAGAGCCTTTCTGGGCGGGTATTTGAAATTGTTGCCGCTCAGATTTATATTCATTTTGTGGTGAATCCCCCTGTGCGGTGGGGCTACATGACCAGGCAACAAGCAAAGATATTGCTAGCTGACAAAAGCGGGTTGTTGTTGGTTATGCAACAACTCACCGGGAGGCACCCGGCACCACAACCTTTAATTTACCCAGGGTTATCAGAAATAAATATTCTCCATCGCTGATGATAGTCAGTCCGTTTTTTATACTGGTTGACGATAAGCATGGGCGAACGTAACTTATTTCTCTGGTGAATCCTTTCTAAGCGAAGGGGCGCTCCAGTCGACTGCTATCAGCAGGTATGCGCGCGGCTTTGCTGGCCAGGGGCAGAGTCACCGGGAGGCACCCGGCACCAAAACACAAATAACAACGATGCTTTAATTCCTTGAGAGCCTGCCATAAAAAGCAGGCCTTTTTTTATAGTTTTACAAACTGCTGCTACGCTTTGAGTTGTGGGAAGTAACTGAATGCCCGGTGGTTCTCCTGGACCGATAGTGAATCAGCCGATACAGCTTCACTCCTGAGCATAGGTCTTACTCACACCTACCTCACAAATAGTCAAACTCATTAGCCCGCCTTTAAAAGCGGGCTTTTTTTATTTCTCCACACAGCACCCGCACACAGCGAGGTGAGAGACCATGAAAATGCATAACGATCCCCACTCCTGGACGGAGTTTATCGAACTGCTCCACAGCTGGTGGCGCGGTGAAACGCCGATGGGTGCCGTATTGCTATCGGTAGTCATGGCTGCTATGCGAATCGCTTACGGCGGCGGTGGGTGGAAGAAAATGATTCTGGAAGGCTCTATTTGTGGAGCGCTAACTCTTACAGCTGTATCAGCTCTTGATTACTTTAACCTTCCGCAGTCTCTGTCGATTGCTATCGGCGGCGCTCTGGGCTTTGTTGGTGTTGAACAGGTTAAAGCTGTAGCTGGCAGGGTGTTTAGTTCTCGATTCGGAGGTGGCGATGCAAACCAGTGATAAAGGCATTGCCCTGATCAAAGAGTTCGAAGGCTGCAAACTCACCGCCTACCAGGACAGCGTAGGCGTCTGGACGATCGGCTATGGCTGGACTCAGCCTGTAGATGGGAAACCAATCCGCGCCGGAATGACCATTAAGCAGGAGACGGCAGAACGCCTGCTGAAGACCGGACTGGTAAGTTATGAAAGCGACGTGTCTCGCCTGGTTAAAGTCGGTATGACTCAGGGGCAATTCGATGCCCTGGTGTCGTTCACGTATAACCTTGGCGCTCGCTCATTGTCGACCTCAACACTGCTGCGCAAGCTCAACGCCGGTGATTACACTGGCGCTGCCGCTGAGTTCATGAGCTGGAATAAAGCTGGTGGCAAAGCCCTGAAAGGGCTGACGCGGCGGCGTGAGGCAGAGCGTGCTCTGTTCCTGTCGTGATTACCCTTGCTGATATCAAAGCTGCATGGCGCTCAATAGCGCTGGCGGTTGTGATTGTCGTCGTTGCCGTGCTGTGTGTCCTGCTGGCAAATAGCCGAACCGATGTAGCTACGTTGAAGAGTGATAATGACGTTCTGCGAAATGATAACACTTTGCAGGGGACGGTTATCGCAACACAGGCTCTTAACTTTAACCGTTTTAACCAGGTAGCCGAAAACGCCAGCCGCAACAATTCACTGATTGATGCCAGCACCGATAACACCGTTATCGAATACCGGGAGATTCTCCGCCGTGAAAAAACCTGTGATCTGCCTGTTCCTGCTGATGTTGCTGGTGGGTTGCTCGAATACGCGCACCGTTTACGTGCCAGCGCAATGTACCCCGATACCGGCAACACTGACACAGCCAATGATAGTGCCACTTCCCCCGGCTCAATAACCTACTGTCAGGCTGTTCTCTGGATTAAGCCGCTGCTGGCCGTGATTGAAAAGGGCAACAATAACCTGGCTGGCATACGGCAGATTGAAAAAGAGCGCCAGTGATCTTTAAAAAAGCGTGGCAGGCGAACTGCCAGAAGCAGGAGTGACGCATGCTGCTGTGTTCACATTCAATCGCGGGTAAGTTTCCATACCCGCCAAAAAGAGAGAAACCGATGAGCGAAGCTAAACCTCAGGACGGCACCACCGTTAAAGGCTATCGAACCTTAACGCCTGGTGATATTGAGCGCATGAATCGCCTGAAGGGTGTCAGCCGACACTTCTGTAATTTACTTGATACAGAACGTGAGCATGTCAACGATGAGTTATCTGCTACCGGAAACCACTCAACTGAAGCACACGAAGCTGCCCGCTGTCTCGCCATTGCGCGCACCAAAATGCAGGAAGCCTGCATGTGGGCCTGTCGCGCTGTAGCGCGTCCAGATGCCGATTGCTAGCCCAAAAAACATATATCGAGCCTCGCAATAGCGGGGCTTTTAACTACTGAGGAATGACCATGACTGTAGTTCTCACCGCCAAACAAATCGAAGACCTGGCTAATTTCGCGAAAGAAGACGGCCAGCCACAATACACCATCACAACCGCAACAATTCCAGAACTTGAAGCCGATGATGGCGAGGTTATCCCGGAATACACTGGTCTGGTCGCCTATTCAGGTTCAGAAGAGCATGGAGTCCTTCAACTTGAGGACTAGCCATTACAGCAGGCATTCCCCGAGTGCCTGCGATAATGGAAAAAACATTTTTGACATAACCCATTTGGTGGGAGGATAGCATTCCACACAAACAGGAGGTTTTATGTTGAAAGGTATTAGTGCTTTAGATAAATGGCTTGCTCGCTCCACATGGCATACAGGGCATCCTATCGATATGGGAATATTTTATAGTGCTGTAAAAGAAATTATTTCCCAAAACCCAAATGTCCTACTGCACGAATCCGAGATTGCCGCTTACATCAAAAGCTCACAGTCCGGGAAACTCGAAGCGAGTGAGCTTGAGCGCTTGGCAAAAGAGTATTCGAAAAAAGCAGAGTTAATTTCTGATTATGTAATTCTCGCTAAGTAATCCGTTTAAAAATTAAGTAGCCACTGGCATCCGCTGGTGGCTTTTTTATGCGCATCGCACGCGCACATCTAAGAAAGTCTTTCAGCTGTGAGCCTGGGCAAACCGTTAACTTTCGGCGGCTTTGCCGTGCGACAGGCTCACGTCTAAAAGGAAATAAATCATGTCAGAGAAAAACATTAAGTTATCCGGCCGCGCGGCAGATGTTTTGTATGCTCTGTTTTTCCGTGGTGCGCTGCAAAGTGGCGACCTGCCATCTAAATCTGGTGCAGCACAGCTTCGCGAACTGGGGTTTGCTGAAACCCGACATACCGCAACGCAATATCAGAAGGAAAACTATCTTACTTTCCTGACTGCTGAAGGGCAGGAGTTTGCTATTAAGCACCTGGTCAATACGCGCTTTGGTGAACCAGTGGCTAAGGAATACTACCCCGCATACTGGATTAAACCTGACAGCGCGCAAAAGGCGATAGATGCTATTCGTGAAGAAATTCGCAACAGCAAAGAATTTGAAGATTTGATAAACGGAACGCCGATTCACCGTCAGGTGCAAGTTACCGATACGATGATTGGCGATGCCGTAGTGTCTGCCAACTATAGCTTAAAGATGAACGTGAACCACGGCGGCAAACTGCACGTTGCTGGCATGGCTATCTGCGTTGAGGATGATCAGCGTAAAGTAGTGTTTGAGGCTGACAACTTTAAGGCGCATAAAGCCGCTCAATCAACCAGCAATAATGAAGAGCGATCCTTGAATGGTGGTCTGGATTTTGGTGGTTTCCCCGGGACAATTAGTCATGTTCACGATGGTCGTAGTAATGCCACCAAAACCATTCTCACTGATGAGATGCGCGAAGCCATTATCTCCGCCGTACGCGAAAGCGATCTGTTCACATCCCTTCAGACTGCGATAGCTGATCAGGCAGCTTCAACCTCCAGCCTGAAACAGGCAGTGGATGACGCAGTGGGCGATGCTATCCGCAATTCGCTGAGGCCGGGAGGCGCTATCTGGAATAATCTCGGTAGTCGATAAGGGGCTTTTATGGAAGTCTCTATCAATGGCGTACCGTATGTACCAGCTGGTGCCGTATTCTCCCGGATTGGGATTGCAATAACGACGCACCAACGCGCAGACGTTCTTAAACGAGCGCTCGAACATCACATGAAGCATCTTCCCGCCGGTGCGCTGGTGGTGGTTGTCGATGATGGTTCAAAACCTGCAGCGGTAGTTCCCGATGGCGTGCAGCTGCTTAGCCATGAAACATCACTCGGCATTGTTGCTTCTAAGAACGCCAGCCTGTCATCCCTTATGGATGCTGGGTGCGAGCATCTATTCCTATGGGATGATGATGCCTGGCCCATCGCCGATAACTGGCACCTGCCGTATATCGAATCACCAGAGCCACACCTGGCTTACCAGTTCCTCGATCTTGCTGGCCAGAATAAGCTCAATGACCTTTCGGTGCTTTACCGTGACGATCAGCATGTGGCGTACACTGGGCAGCGCGGCGTGATGCTGTATTACCACCGTAGCGCCATCGAGAAGGTGGGTGGATTTGATCCGGTATACGGTCGCGGCATGTATGAACACAGCGACCTCGCCTTGCGGATTCATAACGCTGGCCTCACGACGTGGGCTTACGCTGATGTCGTCGGTTCAGAAAAGCTGATCCATTCTCTCGATGAGCATGAAGCGGTGGAGCGTTCGGTACCGAGGCCAGACCGCCAGGCGCTGGTGGAGCGTAACGTTAAAATCCACAACGAACGCCGTGATGCCGGGTTTACCGGTTACGTGGAGTATCGGCGGCAGCGCGACATAGTTATCACAACGCTGCTCACCAGTCAGCCTGACCCGCAGCGCGGCACCAAGCTGAAGCCAGAGCAGGCGCTTATTGCGAAATGGGTCGCATCTATCAAAGGCGGCGAAGCGGTCATTCTCGCTGATGAGTTTGAATATTCTCCACCTGGCCAGCTTACGGTGCGTGTGCCTGCGGTCGACATGAACGTTTATTTCCGCCGCTGGCTGCATATCTGGCAATACCTGCGTGATAACCCCCAGTACCGCTTTGTCTGGTGCACGGATGGTACTGATGTCGAAATGCTCCGCGCGCCGTGGGAAGAAATGGAGCCCGGGAAGGTGTATGTCGGTTCAGAACCGAAGACATACGCTGACGCCTGGGCAAAGCAGAATCATCCGGAGCGAATCTATCAGGAATTCATCAAAGCGCACCGCAACGATGTGATGCTTAATGCTGGTCTGCTGGGTGGTACCCGCGCTGATGTGATGGCATTCGCTCACGGCATCATCCGTCTTTACTACCGGATCGAGAGTTATCGTTTCTGGAAGAAAGAACAGGCTGGTGCTGCAGTGGGCGACATGATTGCTTTTGGCATTGTTGCTAAATCGTTTGGCGATCGAATTGTCACCGGCCCCCGCATCCACACTATTTTTAAGTCCGATGGTGTTGGTAAAGAGTACGCTTTCTGGCGCCATAAATAATTTCATTATCCTGAAAATCCTTTAACCGGGAGGCATTGTCATGGCCGCAAGAAAGACGATTGAAGAGAGATTTTGGATAAAGGTTGATAAAAAAGGTGAAGAAGATTGTTGGTGCTGGTGTGCCGCAACAGTGAAGGGCGGTAGCGGAGAAAGAAAGTTAACTTATGGGGTTATTGGTACAGATCGAAATGCCTCTGGTAACCCAAAGGTTCTTTTAGCCCACCGGGTTTCTTGGGAAATGCATAATGGGCCAATACCGGAAGGTAAGTATATAGACCATATCTGTCACAACACCTTATGTGTTAACCCTCATCACCTCCGACTTGTATCACCAAAGCAAAACGCAGAGAACCAATGTGTTGTTGATTCCCGCTCAACATCTGGATATCGCGGCGTATCGTGGAATAAACAAAAAAATAAATGGCTTGCTTACTGCAATCATGAAGGAAAGCGTTATCACGCTGGGTTCCATGAAACAGCAGAGTTGGCAGCTGAAGCTGCACGTCGAGTCCGAAACAAGGTGTTTACCCATAATGATGCAGACAGATTTTAAGTTTGTTGTGGTTGGCCATCACTCTCGCAAAGGTCATGCGCAACGACTTGCCGCGCTGCTGGATGCTCATCTGCTGATTGATGACGGTAACCACGGCGCGAACTGGAATCATCGACGCGCGCTTGAGTGGGCTGCCTGCCATCCATGCCGGACAGTGGTGCTGGAAGACGACGCGATGCCAGTTCCTTTGTTTACCGAGCTGGTGGTCAACTGGCTGCCCCGCTTTCCTAACGACATGCTGAGCTTTTATCTCGGTACCGGCCGCCCGCCTCAGTATCAGATGCAGATAGCCGAACGGCTGATTGTTGCTGATAAGACTCAGGCTGACTACATCACGCTGCCGCGACTGATACATGGGGTGTGCTATAGCGTACCTCCGCAACATATCAACCGCGTGTTGTCTCGATGGGATAGCAGTAAACCAGCCGACTATGCAGTGGGTGATGCTTATGGCGGCGCAGTGGTCTATCCATGCTACTCGCTGGTGGATCATGCAGATGGTGAACCGGTTGAACGTCACCCTGACTCAGCACCACGAACAGAACGCCGCCGGGCGTGGAGGTTAGCCAGATGCCTGCGTTAATACCGAGAGCCTGCCGCAAGCGTGGTTGTCCTGGCACAACCACTGACCGCTCAGGCTATTGTCCCAAGCACCTTAACGAAGGCTGGCAGCAGCATCAGAGAGGACAGAGCAGGCACCAGCGCGGCTATGGCAGTAAGTGGGACAGGCTGCGCCCAATCGTTCTCGACAGGGATAAACACCTTTGTCAGGAATGCCTGCGAAATGGAAGGTATACACCCGCTGAGACGGTGGACCACATCACCGCCAAAGCAAATGGGGGGACCGATGACCTGTCCAACCTCGAAAGCCTCTGCAAGCCCTGCCACAGGGCTAAGACAGCGGTCGAAAGACTCAAATGACATCGATTCTCATTTGTGTCAGCCGAGGGGGAGGGCGGGTTGAAAGTTCAGGAACGACGCGCCAAAGGACCGCCGCCTAACCTCTTTTCACATCGCCGCAGGTTAGAAAACTTTTTTTAGGGGTCCCCCATTAGATGATTAATAGGAGTTTTCGATTATGTCTGGACCACCGAAAACCCCGACCCATCTACGTTTGGTGAGGGGTAACCCATCAAAACGCCCAATCAATGAGAACGAACCAAAACCCGCTGCAGGGGTACCCCCAACGCCGAAGCATTTCGACAAGCAGGGGAAATACTGGTTTAAGCGGATGGCCGACGAGCTCGATGCTATCGGTGTGATGTCCCAACTGGACGCCAGAGCCCTTGAGTTGCTGGTTGAGGCATATACCGAATACCGGCACCACTGCGACACGCTTGAAATTGAGGGGTACACCTACCGGACCGAAACGCAGAGCGGGGATGTGATGATCAAAGCTCACCCGGCGGCCATTATGAAAGCTGATGCCTGGAAACGTCTGCGCGCCATGCTCGGAGAGTTCGGCATGACGCCAGCCAGCCGCTCTAAAGTGAATGCAAAAGGTCCTGATGCGGTTGACCCGCTGGCCGAGTTTATGAAAGCGAGGGATTAATGGCTAAGGTTGCAGAAGGCATCCGCTACGCCGAGAGGGTGGTGGCGGGAGAAATTATTGCCTGTGAGTATGTGCGCCTTGCCTGTCAGCGTTTTCTTGACGATCTGGCACACGGCGAAGAGCGCGGTATTTTCTTCAGTGAGCCGCGCGCGCAGCACATTCTGAATTTCTATAATTTTGTTCCTCACGTCAAAGGTGCGCTGGCAGGCCAGCCTATTGAGCTGATGGACTGGCATGTTTTCATCCTGATTAATATTTTTGGCTTTGTTATCCCGCTGGTGAACGAAGAGACGGGGGAAACCGTCCTGCGTAACGACGGCAGCGGTCGGACGGTGATGGTTCGGCGTTTCCGTACAGCAGATGTTGAGGTGGCCCGTAAAAATGCCAAATCAACACTTTGCTCCGGCGTGGGGCTCTATATGGCTGGCGCTGACGGCGAGGGCGGGGCGGAGGTTTATTCCGCTGCAACCACCCGTGACCAGGCGCGAATTGTTTTTGAAGACGCGAAAAATATGGTCAAGAAGGCGAAAGCCACTCTTGGGCGGATCTTCGAATTCAACAAGCTCGCTATCTACCAGGAGCAAACGGCCTCCAAATTCGAGCCATTATCATCAGATGCAAACAACCTCGACGGCCTGAACATCCACTGCGCCATCGTTGACGAGCTGCATGCTCATAAAACGCGTGACGTCTGGGACGTACTGGAGACGGCCACCGGCGCGCGCCTGCAATCCCTGCTTTTCGGTATCACCACCGCCGGCTTCAACAAAGAAGGTATCTGTTACGAACTACGCGATTACGCAATCAAGGTCCTGCGCGGCCTGGTTAAAGACGATACGTTTTTTGCCATCATCTACACCTTAGATGAAGGTGACGATCCCTTTGATGAAAAAGTCTGGCAGAAGGCGAATCCGGGTCTGGGTATCTGTAAGCGCTGGGATGACCTTCGCCGCCTGGCTAAAAAGGCTAAAGAGCAGGTTTCGGCCAGGATTAACTTTTTTACCAAGCACATGAATATCTGGGTAACCGCTGAGGCGGCCTGGATGGACATGATGAAGTGGGAAAAATGCGAGTTTATCGCCCCGCAGCACGAACTTAAAACCTATCCCTCATGGATTGGCGTTGACCTTTCAAACAAAATTGATATCTGTGCGGCCGCTAAAGTCTGGCGTTCGCCGGATGGTCACGTCCATGCAGATTTTAAATTCTGGCTGCCGGAAGGACGGCTTGAGAAATGTTCCCGACAGATGGCAGAGCTCTATCGTAAGTGGTCCGAGCTGGACAAGCTGATCCTTACCGACGGGGATGTAATAGACCATGCTCAGATTAAGGAGGAGCTTCAGGAGTGGGTTGCTGGTGAGAGCCTGAAAGAAATTGGCTTCGATCCATGGAGTGCCACGCAGTTCAGCCTTGCGCTGGCAGAGGAAGGTTTGCCGCTGGTGGAAGTGCCGCAGACGGTTCGCAATTTCTCCGAGGCGATGAAAGAGGTTGAAGCGCTGGTATACGGAGGCCGCTTCCATCACAGCGATCACCCGGTAATGAACTGGATGATGTCCAACGTAACCGTCAAACCCGACCGGAACGAGAACATTTTCCCGAACAAGTCCACACCAGAGGCCAAGATTGATGGCCCGGCGGCATTGTTCACAGCAATGAGCCGCGTTCTGGTTAACGGTGGCAACGACCAGCAGGATCTCTCCGGATTTTTCAATAATCCCATCATGGTAGGTTTCTGATGAAAAAAAACAAACAGCCAGGCAGGGTGAAGAGTGCTCTGCTTAACTGGCTCGGTGTGCCTATCAGCCTCACTACCGGCACGTTCTGGGAGGAATGGTTTGGTACCAGCAGCAGCGGGAAGGTGGTTACGGCCGATAAAGCCATCCAGCTATCGGCTGTGTGGGCGTGCGTAAGGCTGTTAAGCGAGTCTATTTCGACCCTTCCGCTGAAAATATATGTTCGACAGCCTGACGGTTCACGAAAAGCAGCAACCGATCACCCGGCTTATTCGATACTGTGCCGCCGACCCAATTCAGAAATGACGCCATCACGCTTTATGTTGATGGTGGTCGCCAGTATTTGCCTGCGCGGGAACGCCTTCATTGAGAAGAAATTCATCGCAAATCGCCTGGTTTCGCTGGTGCCTTTGCTGCCGCAGAACATGGTGGTTAAACGTCTTACTACCGGGGCGCTGGAATACAAATACACTGAAAACGGTAACGAGCGCGTCATTCCCGTCAAAAACATCATGCACATTCGCGGATTCGGTCTGGATGGCGTTTGCGGCATGATGCCGATGAAAACAGGCCGGGATGTGATCGGTGCCGCGATGGCTGTTGAAGAATCTGCGGCAAAGATTTTTGAACAAGGGCTTCAGAGTTCGGGTTTTCTCTCCGCTGAAAATGCTCTCAGTGATGAACAACGTGAAAGGCTTCGCGGCTACATGGCTTCATTTACCGGCTCTAAAAATGCCGGAAAGATAATGGTACTTGAAGGCGGGTTAAAGTATCAGGGCGTCACCATGAACCCTGAAGATGCCCAGATGCTGGAAAGCCGTTCTTTCAGTATTGAGGAAATTTGTCGCTGGTTTCGCGTGCCACCTTTCATGGTTGGTCACACCACGAAACAAAGCAGCTGGGCATCCAGCCTGGAAGGTATGAACTTGCAGTTTCTGACTCATACACTTCGACCACTGCTGGTGAATATTGAGCAGGAAATTGGCCGCTGCTTGCTTGATAGCGATGATGAGGTGTTTGCGGAGTTCTCCGTTGAAGGATTGCTACGCGCCGACAGCGCGGGCCGCGCTGCTTACTATACCAGCGCGCTTCAAAATGGCTGGATGTCCCGCAATGACGTTCGTCGTCTTGAGAATATGCCGCCGATTGAAGGGGGCGACATTTACACTGTTCAGCTCAACCTGACGCAACTGAAAAATCTCGAAAGCAGCAATCCTGCTGTTCAGGCTCTGGCCCTGAGAGAGCTGCATAACCACGTATTCCCAGACATTTCCTTTGAACAATCTCCGCTGAAACAGGCCGCTTAGGAGCACTTTCCTGATGAGCAAAAAACAACTTCCGGTTGCGCCGGCGGGTCGCCCCTGCGCGCGTGTTACCTGTGAAACATTACCGTCCGCACTGGACCGATGGGACGGCGGCATCAAAGCAGCGGCCGCCGACGATAACAGCATTTCTGTTTTTGATGTGATCGGGCAGGACTACTGGGGCGAAGGGGTGACAGCGAAACGTATTGCCGGTGCACTTCGGGCGATGAACGGCGACGACGTTACGGTGAATATCAACTCACCTGGCGGGGACATGTTCGAAGGTCTGGCTATTTATAACCTTCTCCGCGAATACGAAGGCCGTGTAACTGTGAAGGTGCTGGGCATTGCAGCCAGTGCCGCATCGATAATTGCGATGGCCGGGGATGATATTCAGATTGGCCGCGGTGCCTTCCTGATGATCCACAACTGCTGGGTATACGCTATGGGAAACCGCCATGACTTTGCTGAACTGGCACAGTCACTGGAGCCCTTCGATACCGCTATGGCTGATATCTACGCGGCGCGCTCCGGCCTTGATATAGCTGCCGTTCAGAAACTGATGGACGCCGAAAGTTATATCGGAGGCAGTGATGCCGTGGCGAAAGGGTTGGCAGACAGCCTGCTTTCTGCTGATGCAGTCAGTGATGGTGATGAATCTCCTGCCGCTGCGCTGCGCAAACTTGATGCGCTACTGGCTAAAACCAACACTCCGCGCTCAGAGCGCCGAAAACTCATTAAAGCCTTATCTGGTGGCATGTCTGGCGCTGTCACCACCGACGACGGTACGCCGGGCGCTACCGAAGATATCAAACCTGAAACCATCAATTCACTTGAAAGCGCCCTGGCGGCGTTAGTCAAATAAGGACCCTTTATGTCTGAAGTAAACGATATTCTGAAAAAAGTCACTGCCGGCATTGAAGAGGCAACCGGCAAGTTCAACGCGAAAGCAGAAGAAGCAGTAAAAGAGGCGCAGAAATCAGGCAAGCTGTCTGAGGAAACAAAGGCAGCCGTTGATAAAATGGCTTCTGAGTTCAACGCCCTGCGCGAAGCAGAAAAAACGTTGAAGGCGGCGATGGGGGAACTGGAGCAACATGTTGCTCAGATGCCGCTGGCAAATGCTGCGAAAGTAGCTGAGACAGTCGGTAAAGTCGTGATCAACTCCGAAGCGCTGAAAACTTTCGCAGCGAGCATTGAAGGTGGCAAACGAGTAAGTATTCCAGTTAATGCAGCGCTTTTGTCCACTGACGTTGCTGATGGAGTTGTAGAACCCCAGCGCTTGCCAGGTATCGACACAGCACCTAAACAGCGGCTCTTCATCCGTGATTTGATTGCACCTGGACGCACCGGTGCTCCAGCTATTTTCTGGGTGCAGCAGACAGGCTTTACCAATGCAGCGAAAGTCGTTGCAGAGGGTACTGCCAAGCCTTACAGCGATATTGAATTCGCAACAAAAATTACGCCGGTGACAACCATCGCGCACATGTTTAAAGCATCCAAGCAGATCCTTGACGACTTCGCTCAGCTTCAGTCCACAGTTGACGCTGAGATGCGTTACGGCCTGAAGTATGTCGAAGAACAGGAGATCTTGTTTGGTGACGGCACCGGTGTGCATCTGCATGGCATCGTTCCTCAGGCATCAGCATTTGCTCCGGCGTTCACCGTTGAAAGCCAGAACGGCATTGATGATCTGCGTCTTGCAATGCTGCAAGCGCAGCTGGCGCGCTTCCCGGCTTCCGGCCATGTTCTGCACTTCATCGACTGGGCGAAAATTGAACTCACCAAAGACAGTCTGGGCCGCTACATCCTGGCTAACCCGGCAGCCCTGACTGGCCCTACTCTTTGGGGGCTTCCGGTGGTAGCAACTGAGGCAGCAGCTTTCCAGGGCAAATTCCTGACAGGCGCATTCAATGCCGCAGCTCAACTGTTCGATCGTGAAGATGCAAACGTGGTTATCTCCACCGAGAACGCCGACGACTTCGAGAAAAACATGATCTCAATTCGTTGCGAAGAGCGTCTGGCTCTTGCTGTTAAACGCCCTGAAGCTTTCATTTACGGTGCGTTCTCTGGCGGTGCTGGTAGCTAATAAAAACAGCGGCCTTCGGGCCGCTTTTACAGGTGGCATTATGAAATTAATCGCAATCAAACCGGTTTATTTCGGCGGTACCGTCGTGACTGAGGGGCTTCCGCTGGAAACTCTGGAACAGCACGGTCGCGAGCTCATCAAAAAAGGCTATGCGATGCTCGATGAATCAGAAAATCCTGCAGAGCAGGAACAGCAGCAGGAACAGCAGCAGGAACAGCCGGAAGCAAAAGCAGATAAGAAGGCGAAAAAATAATGGTCGATCTTGATGTGGTGAAGCAGCACTGCCGCATTGATACCGACTTTACCGGTGATGATGCCCTGCTGGGAATTTACACGGGGGCGGCGGCGCGATACGTGCAGAACTGGACACGACGAACGCTCTATGAAAATGAGGACAGTCCTGGTTACGCAGACGACCCAGACTCGATTCTGCTCAATGACGATGTGAAGGCGGCCATGTTACTGCTGATCGGGCACTGGTACGCCAATCGTGAACCTGTAGCTATTGGGCAGACTGTTGCAGAGGTCCCGTTTGCAGTTGAAGCCCTGCTGCAACCATATCGAATTTACGGTGTGTAGGAGGGGTTTATGCAGGCAGGAAGACTGAGAGACAGGGTGATAATTCAGAACATCACCACATCCAGAGATCCTTCTGGTCAGCCTGTTGAATCATGGCATGACGGCGCAGAAACCTGGGCAGAAGTAAAGGGCATCAGTGGGCGTGAGCTGGTAGCCGCTGGTGCTGAAACCGCAGTAGCCACTATCAGGGTATGGACACGATTTCGTAGCGATATTACTGCAGCGTCCAGAATCAAGGTTGTCACAGGCCCGCTCAAGGGGGCTATTTTGAATATCATTGGTCCGCCTATCCCTGACTCTCGTGGTGTTCAGCTAGAAATTCTTTGCAAACAGGGTGCCGAAAAATGATTGAGACGAGCCTCGATTTTTCCGGGTTGAATGATATCGCAAAGGACCTTGAGGCGCTTAGCCACGCTGAAAACAACAAGGTTCTGCGTGATGCCACGCGCGCTGGCGCCGAAGTGCTTAAGGAAGAAGTGATCGCCCGCGCGCCGGTACGCACCGGGAAATTGAAAAAAAACGTGGTTGTACTGACTCAGCGATCACGCAGACGTGGGGAAATATCTTCTGGCGTTCATATTCGTGGACGCAACATGCGAACCGGTAATAGCGACAACACCATGAAAGCCAGCGACCCGCGTAATGCGTTTTACTGGCGGTTTGTTGAAATGGGCACCGCGAACATGCCTGCACATCCGTTTGTGCGACCCGCTTACGATACGCGCGAGGAAGAGGCCGCCAGCGTCGCCATTGCCAGGATGAGTCAGGCTATTGATGAGGTATTGAGCAAGTGAATGAAGATAATATCTACGCCTTGCTTTCTCCCCTGGCAGAAGGACGGGTATATCCCTATGTTGCGCCATTAGGTAGTGACGGGAAACCGTCGGTCACTCCACCCTGGATTATCTTTTCCATCGTCGATGATGTTTCCGCTGACGTGATGTGTGGCCAGGCAGAGAGCAGGGTTTCCGTTCAGGTCGATGTGTATGCCACAACGATCACTGAATCACGATCTCTGAGAGATTTGGCGCTTGCTTCGCTTAAGTCGTTAAACCCTACAGAGGTGGTAAAAATCCCCGGATACGAGCCATATTATCGGCTATACCGTGCCACCCTGGATTTTAAAGTTACACCTTGATAAATCATTCACCCAACGAACCCGCTTAATGGCGGGTTTTCTTTTACCAGGAGACAGCTATGTCTGCACTTTATGAAAAATCGCAGCTGACGAAGATCCTTATTTCCTCTGCGCCAGCCACCAAAGAAACGATGGATACCGCAACCTTCCTCGATCTGAGTTGCACCATCAAAGAAATTCAGTTCACTGGTGGCCAGAAGCAGGATATCGACGTAACAACGCTTTGCTCTACCGAGCAGGAGAACATCAACGGCCTGCCTTCTCCGTCAGAAATCTCTCTGTCCGGTAACTTCTACAAGAATCCGGCGCAGGACGCCTTGCGTGAAGCGTATGACAACGATACGACCTACGCGTTCCAGGTAACCTTCCCGTCCGGCAAGGGCTTTAAGTTCCTGGCTGAAATCCGCCAGCACACCTGGTCTTCAGGTACCAACGGCGTAGTGGCGGCAACGTTCTCCCTGCGTCTGAAAGGTAAGCCTGAAAATATCGAGTCTGGCTCCTGAGAGGTCGCATGAAGAATATTAAAAATCTCGCCCTGGCTAAGATGTCGGGTTTCCGTCATAAGACGGTCGCCGTTCCTGAGTGGGAAGGCGTCAAAGTGGTTCTGCGTGAGCCGTCTGGTGAAGCCTGGCTGCGCTGGCAGGAAGTGGTGAAAGCGGGTGATGATGACGAAAATGTGTCGGTATCGGAAAAGGCGCACCGCAATCTTTGTGCTGACGTGGTGCTCTTCATTGACGTCCTGTGTGACACCGATAAGCAACCGGTATTCAGCGTAGACGAAGAAGAGCAGGTACGTGAAATCTACGGCCCCGTCCATTCACGCCTTCTCAAACAGGCGCTTGACCTGATCAATAACGCGGACGAAGCGCGGGAAAAGTCTCAACCCCCGGCGTAAAGTTTCTGATGTCGCTTGCGCTCCGTATGGGGCGCACGCTCTCAGAGCTTCGACAGAATATGACGGCAAGCGAGCTTCTGATGTGGATTGAGTTCGACAGGCAAAGTCCAGTTGGCGATATTCGCGGGGATATCCAGGCTGCGCAGATTGTCTCTGCAATTTACGGTTCACAGGGGGCTAAAGTTCCGCTGGACGATGCGATCCTGCGCTGGGGTGATGGCGAACAGTCAGCACCGAAGGACCCATTTGCTGCTCTTGAGGCTGCACTTACTGTTGCAACTCAGTGACATTTTGCTACATAAATAATATTATCCCTCTTTAACTGGAGGGATTATGGTGAAAATTTTAATACTCATAATATTTCTGATTGCGGGTTGTACTGGTGATACAAGGAACGATATAAAGAATAATAAAAAACTTTCGTTCTCATCAAGCAGAAGTGCAGATGACGTAAGTGGTTGTATACTAGATAAACTAGATTTTTTAATACCAGAAAAAGTTGTTACTAATAACTTAGTTGATGGGGAAGGTTTGGAGATTTATATTGGTGCGATTCAGTTCTCCCGCATGAAGTATTTTCATAGAGTAGAGGTTAAAAAAAACAATAGTCAATCTTTAATCTCTTATCAACGTTCTGAAACTGACTTCGTACCAATTTCTGAAAAGGAAGTTTTGGAAATAATCAAAGAATGTAAATGAAATTAATTATCTCATTATGATAACCCGCCTCGGCGGGTTTTTTTTCGCCTGGAGAAATGTGATGGCAACATTACGTGAATTGATTATTAAAATTTCCGCTAACTCGCAATCATTCCAGACGGAAATTTCGCGTGCCTCACGTATGGGACAGGACTATTACCGTACCATGCAAAATGGTGGTCGGCAGGCAGCGGCAGCGTCAAGAGAAACTCAGAGAGCCCTAGCTGACCTAACGGGGCAGCTTAATTCAGCAAAGGCGTCTGCTATGGGCCTTACTGGTGCATTTGCTGGCGCATATGCGACTGGACATCTAATCTCGCTTGCTGATGAGTGGAGCTCAGTTAATGCTCGCCTGAAACAAGCATCCAAATCTTCTGATGATTTTAAGGAATCACAGAAAGAGTTGATGGATATCAGCCAGCGAACCGGCACTGCATTTTCAGATAATGCCAGTCTTTTTGCTCGCTCAGCCGCTTCTATGCGTGAGTATGGTTACAGTTCAGAAGATGTTCTGAAAGTAACTGAGGCCATTTCAACTGGGCTTAAGTTGTCTGGTGCAAGCACATCTGAAGCCAGTTCAGTAATAACGCAGTTTAGTCAGGCGCTGGCACAGGGTGTTCTTCGTGGAGAGGAATTTAATTCCGTCAACGAAAATGGCGATCGCGTCATTCGCGCGCTGGCATCCGGCATGGGCGTTGCCAGAAAAGATTTAAAAGCAATGGCAGATCAGGGGCAACTTACCTCTGATAAGGTTGTACCAGCGTTAATCAGCCAACTCGGCGCATTGCGTGATGAATATGTTGCTATGCCTCAGACAGTCGCTTCAGCGACGACAAAAATTGAAAACGCCTTTATGGCGTGGGTTGGTGGTGCAAATGAAGCTACCGGAGCGACAAGTGCACTTACTGGTGTGTTGAATGATATTTCAGACAATATAAATACAGTTGCATCTGCTGCTGGTGTCTTGGCTGCGCTCGGCGGTTCAAAATTCATTGGCGGTATGATTGGCGATCTTGGAAGCCAAACAGCGCAACTCGTTGAGGCAAGGAAAAATGAAATAGCACTTGCCGCTGCCAGGGCAAATACTGCCACACAGTCACAGCGCAAGGCGGTCGCCGATGCTATTGCTGCTGAGCGAGCATATCAACTGGCTCAGTCCGAGCTTGTCTTAGCTAAGAATACTAATGCTGAGGCCACAGCGACTCAAAATGCTATAGCCAGACGCCGTGCAATGATTACAGCGAACGCTGCTCTGGTGCAGTCAAACAGAGCCGTGGCAGCATCTCAACAAGCTCTTAACTCTGCAACATCTGTGCTGGGATTGGTAAAAACTGGAGCTACAGGCCTTTTAGGGTTGGTTGGCGGGTTGCCAGGACTGCTGATGCTTGGCGCTGGTGCCTGGTACACCATGTATCAGAATCAGGAGCAAGCTCGTCGTTCTGCCCAGGAGTATGCTGGGCAGATTGATGAAATTAGACAAAAAACCTCAAAAATGTCTCTGACTGAGACAGATGAAAATCGCGGGCAAACCGTTGAGGCTTTAGTTGAACAAAATCGCCTTGTTGATGAGCAAGCCAGAAAGGTTGGTGAGCTGAAGCTCCAGATTGACGATTTGAATGCATCGCGTGGAAAACCTGGCATTACCAGCGAGAACGATGCAAATATTCTGAGAGCAATATCTATAGTGACGGACCAGCTCGCTGTAGAAGAGGGAAAATTAAATGACATGCGAGATAAGTCTCGCGGAATACAACAGGCTCTTGAAGAAATTGAGCGGCGGCGCAACGATTTAATACGCGAACAAGCTTGGCGTCAGAACGCTGTCTATCAGTCACTAGTCATGATGAATGGCCAGCATTCTGAATTTAACCGACTGCTGGGGCTGGGCAACCAGCTCCTTATGACTCGTCAGGGCCTGGCTAATGTTCCACTCAGACTTCCTCAGGCTGATCTCGATAAAAAGCAAACCGATGCTATTGAAAAGAGCCGCCGTGACCTGGAGTTATCACGTCTTAAAGGAGAGGCTAAAGAGCGTTTACGGTTGGGTTATGCCGCCGACGATCTGGGACTAACCAGTGACCCACAATTCCAGACTGGCCGTCAGGAGTTGATTAATAACGGTCTGGCTGAATGGCGAAATAATGAGGCCAATAAGCCTCAGAAAAAAGGGCCAAAGACGGAAGGCGAAAAGACAGAGGATGTCTATAAGCGTCTGATCAAACAACAGAAGGAGCAGATTGCCCTGCAAGGGCAGAATACCGAGCTGGCAAAGGTTAAATATCAGGTAAGCCAGGGTGAGCTTTCTACGCTGAGTCAGGCCCAGAAAGCCGAAGTTATGCGAAATGCTGCTCTCATCGATCAGGTAAAACTTCGCGAGCAGCTGCGCAACTACGAAGCCAACCTTGCTGACAGCAATGCCAGCGCCCGTGCAGCTAATGAGGCTCAACTTCTTGGGTATGGGCAGGGGACCCGGTTCCGCGAAAGACTTCAGGAGCAGTTCAACTTGCGTAAGGAGTTTGAGCAGAAGAATACCGATCTTCTCCGGCAGCGTCAGGCTGGTGAAATTGATGAGGCGTTCTATCAGCAGGGGCTGGCGCTTAATAAGCGCTATCTCGAAGAGCGCCTGCGCGACCAGGAAGGATATTACGCTGCTTCTGATGCTCAGCGCGATGACTGGATGACGGGCTTGTCTGAAGGTTATGCCAACTGGGTGGACGAAGCGACAGATTACTCCTCCATGGCAGCTGACGGGATGAAGCAGGCAATGGGTGGGGCGGTAACTTCGATTACTGACATGCTCAATGGCAATGTCGACAGCTGGAAGGACTGGGGCGTCAGTGTACTGAAGATTATCCAGAACGTCCTGGTGAATATGGCTGTTGCTAATGGCGTCAGCTCAATTGGATCACTGTTCAGTTTTGGTGCCTCGTCAGCCGCTACCGCCAGCAGCGGTACCGCTATTCAGAATGCTGGTGCGAACTTTACCCTTAATGCCAAAGGTAATGTTTACGACTCCCCATCCCTGAGCGCATACAGCAATGGAGTGTTTCAGACTCCTCAGCTTTTTGCATTTGCCAAAGGTGCGGGAGTGTTTGCAGAGGCTGGACCTGAAGCCATTATGCCACTTACCCGTGCTGCTGATGGTTCTCTGGGCGTTCGGGCTGTTGGCACTCCTCAGGTCTCTGGTGGTGTGCCTTCAGTTAACTTCGGCGATATCAATATTCAGGGTGGATCACCACAGGCGGCCAGTCAGGGAACAGCCGGTGCCGCTGGCAGACAACTGAAAGATGCCATCACTGGCGTTATTAACGAGCAGGCCAGTATGCCTGGCTCACCATTGTGGCGTTTGATTAAGGGAGTTTAACCATGACAGTTGAAACCTTCACCTGGTGTCCGAAGGTTGCCTCTCAGGTTGATACCAGTTTTCGGACCAGAAAGGCGCAATTTGGAGATGGTTATGCGCAGGTGGCTGGTGATGGTATCAACCCGGTGACACCACAATGGAGCGTCAGTTTTACCGGTGATGAAGCATACATTCAGGCTATCAAAAACTTCCTGAACAGACATGCGGGGTATAAGTCATTTATCTGGAAACCGCCACTTGAGTCATCAGGACTCTGGCGCGCGGAGTCCTTCCAGATATCTACCCTCGGTAATAAGAAATACACCCTCAGTAGCACATTCATACAGGCATACCATCCATGAGTATTTCATCCGATGTCCAGAAACTGGAGCCGGGTAAGCGCGTCCGCCTTATCGAGGTGGACGGATCAGCTTTCGGTGCCGGTATTCTTCGTTTCCATAACGAGACGATCCCCCATACAGAGGCGGAAATTATCGCCTCCGGTGGCGATGAGTCGAAACTGGAACCGAAGTCAGTGTGGTGGCAAGGGCAGGAATATGGCGCGTGGCCATACGAACTTACCGGAATATCTGTCAGCAGTGACGGGCAAAGCTCTCGGCCAGCGCTTGCCGTGGCAAACATCAGCGGCACGATTGGGGCATTGTGCAGGCGCTTTCAGGGGATGGCTAAAGCAAAGGTGATCATCCATGACACCTTCGCTCATTACCTTGACGCCAGAAACTTTCCTGATGGTAACCCGACCGCCAATCCAAACGAGGAGCGCAAACAGGTTTACTACATCGACCGAAAATCAGGTTCTGATGATGAAACAGTGGAGTTTGAGCTTTCCAGTCCTGCTGATCTACGCGGGCAGTTAATTCCTACCCGGCAGATTCAGCCTATGTGCACGTGGTGTATGCGTGGCTGGTACAAAACCGGTAACGGCTGCACTTATGCGGGACAAAACGGCTGGTTCGATAAAGACGGTAACCGGGTGGATGATCCTTCACAGGATGTCTGCTCTGGCCTGATGTCTACTGGTTGCAAGCCACGCTTCGGTGAGAATGAGCAGCTGGATTATGGTGGCTTCCCCGGCGCTTCACTTCTGAGAGGATAACCATGCGCGAGAAAACAGTCAGCGCCATACTGGCGCACGCGGCCTCATCGTGTCCAGACGAATGCTGTGGCGTTGTCATTCAGAAAGGACGAGTAGAGAAATATATCCCTTGCAGAAATCAGGCTGAATCCCCGACTGAGCAGTTCGAACTGTCTCCTGAAGATTATGCGGCGGCTGAAGAGCAGGGCACTGTAGTTGCTATCGTGCATAGCCATCCTGGTGATGGTGCGACAACCCAGCCAAGCGAACTCGACATGCTGATGTGTGATGCTACTGAATTGCCCTGGGTAATTGCATCCTGGCCGGAAGGGGATATTCGTACTGTCATGCCTCGTGGTGATCGGCCGTTAACTGGTCGCCAGTTTGTGCTAGGTCACGCCGACTGCTGGTCTCTCATCATGGATTATTTCCGCACTGAGCACGGTATTAAGTTACCGAATTACAGCGTGGATCGTCACTGGTGGGAGCAGGGAGAAAACCTCTACATGGACAACTGGTATGAGTGTGGGTTCAGGGAGTTCAACGGTACTGCCCAGCCAGGTGACATGGTAATCATGCAGGTACAGTCCGCAGTCCCAAACCACGCGGGTATTTTGCTTGAGGGTAATGTACTCCTTCACCACATGTATGGCCAGCTAAGCCAGCGCATTCCATACGGGGGCTACTATCGTGACCGTACCATCAGAATTCTGCGTTATAAGGATTTGATGTAATGGAAAGAAAAACCGTCATTAAACTCAGTGGTTCAATGGCTCAGCGATTTGGCAGGACCCACCGCCGCGCGTTAACGTCTGCCAGTGAGGTATTCAGGGCGCTATCTAATACCATTGATGGATTTGATGCCTACCTGCGCGAGACCAGAGCGAAGGGGTTGGATTTTGTCATCTTCCGAAACCAAATAAACATAGGAAAGGAAGAGTTTGATCTTCTTGGTCCTGGCGATGAACTTCGCATTATCCCTGTCATACGCGGTAGTAAGAGGGCTGGCCTCTTTCAAATTATTACTGCCGCCGCAATTGCGGCCTTTACCTGGTGGAACCCAGTAGGATGGGCAGCAGGTACACAAATGGCGCTATATGCCGCAGCTGGTTCTATGGCTGTTGGCGGTGTGGTGCAAATGCTTTCCCCTCAGGTTGCTGGTCTGCGGATGCGACAGGACCCAGATAACAAACCTTCCTATGCGTTTGGTGGACCCGTTAATACAACAGCGTCCGGCAACCCCGTTCCTTTATTGTATGGTCAGCGGGAAATAGGGGGGGCGATTATCTCTGCCGGAATCTATGCGGAAGATCAGCAATAAAACACCAACGACAAGCCACCTCCTGGTGGCTTTTTTTTTGGATGCGCTATGACAACGACGATCATCAAAGGGCGCGGTAAAGGTGGCAGCAACAAAACCCGAACGCCTGTTGAGGCACCGGACAGCATTCAGTCCATTGCCAGAGCAAAGGTACTTATTGCTCTTGGTGAGGGGGAGTTCGCAGGTGGGCTTGATGGAAAAAACATTTACCTCGGCGACTCATCATCGTACACACCTATTCAGAATGCAGACGGAAGTTACAACTTCAACAATGTAAAATATGAGTTCCGTTCCGGTACTCAGGATCAGGACTACATTCAGGGATTCCCAGGCGTTGAAAATGAACTTCAGGTTTCATATGAACTGAAACAGGCGGTTCCTTATGTAAGGGCCGTCTCCAACACCCAACTCTCTGCGCTGCGTATTCGCCTTGGATGGCCGACTCTTTTATTCCAGAAAAACAATGGAGATAAAGTCGGTACCCGAGTTGAATATGCTATCGATCTTTCAGTAGATGGCGGACCCTATGAAACCGTAATCAACGGTGCTGTGGATGACAAAACCACAACACTTTATGAGCGCAGTCATCGTGTAAACCTTCCGAAAGCTACGACAGGCTGGCAATTGCGGGTTCGAAGAATCACTCCTGATTCGACGAGCGTAAATGTTGTGGACATTATGCGCGTTGTGGCTGTTACTGAAATTATTGATGCCAAACTACGCTACGTTAACACGGCCCTGCTGTACGTTGAATTTGACGCAAAACAGTTCCCTAATGGCATTCCTCAGGTTGTATGCAATCCGAAAGGTCGAATCATCCGTGTACCTGATACCTATGATCCTGAGACACGGACTTACTCTGGTACCTGGGAGGGCGTATTTAAATGGGCATGGACGGATAACCCTGCCTGGATTTATTACGACATCATCCTGAACGAGCGTTTCGGGCTTGGTCAAAGAATTGACGCGACACAGATAGATAAATGGGAGCTTTATCGTATCGCTCAGTATTGCGATCAGCCAGTGCCTGACGGGAAGGGTGGCAGCGGGACGGAGCCTCGTTTTCGTTGTAACGTTTATATCCAGGACCGCAATGACGCCTGGACCGTACTTCGTGATCTGGCGGGTATTTTTCACGGTATGACTTACTGGGGCGATAACAAAATGTATGTTCTCGCCGACATGCCCCGTGATGTGTGGCACATCTATAACCACGCCAGTGTAGTTGAGGGTAAATTTACCTTTGCAGACCCGAGTGAAACCACCAGAAATACTGCCGCGTTAGTGAACTGGTCAGACCCGGCGAACCATTATAAGGATACTCCTGAGCCTGTTTACGATAACGATCTGGCCATGCGCTTCGATTATCGTCAGCTTGAAATGACCGCTATCGGCTGCACCAGACAGTCAGAGGCAAACCGGCGCGGGCGCTGGGCGCTTCTTACTAATGGCATCGGCGAGGTGGTGACCTTCAGCACGGGCATGGATGTGCCCCCTGTCGGAGAGGTGATCGGCGTGGCTGCCAACGAGCTGGCCGGAAGAACCATCGGTGGCAGGGTGAGCGCGGTGAACGGTCGCAACATAACACTTGATCGCGCTGCTGATGTGAAAGCTGGTAACCGGCTTTTTTTGAACCTGCCATCAGGCATAGCTCAGGCCAGAACCGTTCAGGCCGTTAACGGAAACATCGTAACTGTTACCACATCCTACAGCGAAACGCCGGAGACTGAATGTAACTGGGGTGTGGATTCTGATGATCTGTTTATAGCGCTTTTCCGTGTTACGGGAACTCGGGACAACAATGACGGCACTTTCGAAGTCACCGGGACGACTTACAACCCTGACATCTATTCTGCCGTTGATACCGGTGCAAGGCTGGACGAGCGTCCGATCAGTGTTATTCCTCCAGGGGTTCAGGCCCCTCCAGACAATATCGTCGTGGACAGTTACTCTACGGTTAACCAGAACATTGCGATCACCACTATGCGTGTTGCCTGGGATGCCGTTCAGGGTGCAGTTGCGTACGAGGCCGAATGGCGACGAGACAGTGGAAACTGGGTTAGCGTGCCGCGTACGTCATCACTCGGTTTCGAAGTGCAGGGGATCTACTCTGGTCGCTACCTGGTTCGGGTGAGAGCAGTAAACTCCAGTGATGTTTCATCCGTATGGGCGTCATCTGCTGAAGTAACTCTTACGGGTAAAGTTGGTAATCCACCTAAACCGGTTGGGTTTACTGCTTCTGAAAACGTTGTGTTTGGTATCGAGCTGAACTGGGGTTTCCCGGCGAACACCGAGGACACGCTGAAGACGGAAATTCAGTACAGCCTGACCGGTACCGAGGACGATGCCATACTGCTGACTGATGTACCTTACCCGCAGCGCAAATATCAGCAGATGGGCCTTAAAGCTGGGCAGGTTTTCTGGTACCGCGCGCAGCTGGTGGACCGAACCGGCAACGAATCCGGGTACACCGAATTTGTACGTGGCCAGGCCAGCGTTGATGTATCGGATATCACAGATGCAATTCTGGAGGACATTAAAACCTCAGAAGTCTTCAAGGACCTGATCGAGGATGCCGTGGCCAGCAGTGACAAAGTGGCTGAACTGACTGATGCGATTAAGGAGAACGCGGAGGGTCTGGCGGCAGCGGTTGGTTCGAACAAGCAGACTGCGGAAGCTATTATCGGCAACGCGCTGGCCATCGCTGATGTCGTTGTCCGTCAGACGGCGCAGCAGGGGGCCAATACTGCAACCTTTGAGCAACTCCGGGAAGTGATTGCCACGGAAACGGAAGCACGCGTTACTGACGTCACCCGGCTGGAGGCGGAGACAGCAGACAATGCCGCCGGCATTACTGAGGTCAGGCAGGCGCTGTCCGATGAAACGCAGGCCAGGGCCACCGCAGTTGACCAGCTCACTGCCGCCACCCAGGTGATTTCTGACAAGGCTGATGCTGCCGGGCAGGCCAGTTCACAGAACAGTGCTGACATCACCAGTTTGCAGCAGGTTGTAACGGACACAACTTCATCTATGGCATCCCGCCTGGATGAGCTGGGGGCCAGGACCGATACAGCAAACGGCGGCATCCAGAACAACGCGATTGCGCTTATCACCAGCACCCTTGCTCAGGTGAATCAGCGAATGACCCTGAGCGTGCAGTACGGTGACAACAAAGCCGGTATTGAGCGTGTCGATAATGTCATGGCTGATGCCAGTAAAGCCGTTGCCGAATCGCTCAAAACGCTGGACTCCAGCGCAGGTGGGAACACGGCGAACGTGACGGATTTTGCCAAAACCATGGCGGACTTCTCTCAGGCATCAGCCACGCAGATCAACTCGCTTAAGGTCACGGTAAACGGCCAAAGTGCTGCTATTGTCCAGAATGCGCAGGTGTCGGCTGATATCAATAACAACCTGAATGCGATGTACAGCATCAAGGTTGCTGTTGATGCTAATGGTAACCAGTACGCGGCAGGGATGGGGATTGGTGTTCAGAATACGCCAGCGGGTATGCAGTCGCAGGTTCTCTTCCTTGCTGACCGCTTCGCCGTGATGACCCAGGCGGGCGGGACCGTGACTCTGCCATTTGTTATCCAGAACGGACAGGTCTTCATAAACGATGCATTTTTCCGCGATGCCAGTATTCAGTTCGGGAAAATCACCGATTCACTGAAATCGGATAACTTCGTTACTGGTTCGAATGGGGCTGGATGGAATCTGCCTAAAAGCGGTAACGCTGAGCTGAATAACGTCACGATCCGGGGAATGGTATACGCCAGCGGTGGCAACTTTAAAGGCACGGTAGAGGCGACTACTTTTGTTGGTGACATTGCAAACGTGGGAATTGGCGGTGACGTCAGTATTTCTGGCGGTGGGGTTGCGACACGAACGATCACGTTTACGGATTCCTCAACATCAGCACTTGGTAAATCAGCACTTCTTGAGGCGCTAATTTATCTTTCTGCATCTGCTGCAACAACGGTCAGTATCACCCTCAACATTAACGGGAGCACGCGTGATTTAGGGAAAATCAATGTCCCTTCCGGGACTGCCGGGGTCTGGATGACCGTAAGACACGCTGTGAGGAATATAACAACATCGACTGTAACCGGAATCATAACGGTAACCGGAACAGGAACGGCCAGTAAGATTATATCAGCCCCGACATTAACTATTACCCGTGGTACCGGCTCTTTTGCCTGACCTTCCTGATATTCAACCTGATTTATAACCCGCTTCGGCGGGTTTTTTATTGCGTGGAGAAATTATGATTTACACAACAGGCACGATTGCAGTCAGCGGCAATACGCTTACCGGAACGGGTACAAACTTTACTGCTGCGGGCTCACTGATCCGCAACGGATGCACAGTTATCGCGCTGACCAGCCCCGCCCAGGTATTCCAGATTACTGCTATCGGCGGGGCAACCAGTCTCACCGTGACACCTGCGGCAAGCCCTGCAATCCCTGCCGGAACGAAGTATTCGATTTTGCTGAGCGACAGCCTGAGTGTGGATGGCCTGGCGCAGGACATTGCTGAAACCTTCACGATGTACCAGCGTTACATGAGCGGTTTCGCTGATGTAATGAACGGTACTACAGACGTCACCATCACGATTAACGGCGTGGCCGTCACTGTACCGGGTCAGAAATCGCTGGCGAAGAAGGGGGCTAACAGCGACATCACCAGCCTTTCCGGGCTGACTACCGCGCTCAGCGTTGGCCAGGGTGGCACCGGTGCGAAAACCGCCGCAGATGCTCGCACAAACCTTGGTTTAGGAAGCACTGACACCCCTTTCTTTGCGTCCATCGAATTATCGGCAGCTTCACCGTTCCTCGATTTTCATTACGGCTCTACCACTAACGATTACTCTGCGCGATTGTGGGCCTCAGGAACAGCCTCACTTGAAGTGAAAGGCGGCACAGGTGGTGGAACTGGCATACTTCAGGTTGAAGGCGGTTATCAGTGTCGTTCCGGGACAAAAGGCAGCTACAGTGCGAGCGTGTTTAACATGCTCTGGACCAGTGGGGCTATGCGTCTTTATGTAGACAACAGTGACGTTGGAGCCATCACCGTTACTTCATCGGACCGGGAGCTGAAAGAGAATATCGTCTATCAGACCGACCGGGAAAAGGCAGCAGATGAAGTAAGCAGATGGCAGGTTGCTCTCTTCGATATGAAAGCCAGGGGCGTTCTCGATAAGAAACCGGGGCAGCTCGGCTTCATCGCTAACGACATGAAGGAGGTCTCCCCAGAGGTTGTGAAAGGTACTGGCCTGCCTTCCGGGGTTGACCTCGAAAGCGATGATCTCTCCGGCATGTACTATCTTGACCCAATGGCAGCTATCGCAAAACTGACCCTGACTATCCAGCATATGCAGGGTGAGCTGGTAGAGTTGAAAGAGATGCTTAATACTCAGAAACCATAAGAGTCCTCACCAGGCAGTCATACAATCAAATGGCTGCCTGCCGGTACGATTAACGATTAAGCCTCAAGCCACATATCAGCTTCTTCAAACATCTCCTGCACAACCCGGCTTATCTGTTCCTTCTCATGCTTGCTTGCATCAGTGTTGATCGCTGGCAGCGTCATCATCGGTTTAACGCGAACTTCTGCATCCGGGAAAACGCGGCCAATCCTCTTTGTTAACTCATCCAGAATAATGTTTTTTGCACCTGGCAGGCCTTCGAAATTTCGCTTGTCATAAACGAGTTCAACGAACATCACACACCTTTTAGTCGATGAATTTAATGGAAGGATGCTCAATGCCAGCATCTATGTAATCGACGGCTTTCTTTAGTTCACGCAGGAGATTATCAGCTTGCCCACGGGATAAGCAGATCGTTTGATCAGGGAATTGCACCGACGGCCATGATGGGACAGAAGCCATAGTGTCTGTGAATTTGGCGTGTAACAGAACATGTTCAGTGAGCGCGCAGTAACTGATAGCAAAATCAGTTAACTCAGGCATTGCTCCTGCATTCGACTCTTTTGTGGTTGCCATAAAACAATCCTTTTTTGCTGGATGTATATACAGTAAATCGGATCTGAGATATGGTCAATAGATACGTAATATTGGAAATTATCTTATCGTAAGTAACTGAATGATAAAGATGGCGCTAACCTTTGATGTTATGAAAAAGTGCGCTATCCAATTGATATTTAGAAAGAAAGCGCACGATTTAAAATCCCTCGGCGTTCGCGCTGTGTGGGTTCAAGTCCCACTCCGGCTACCATGGGGAAAGTAGAATAAAATCAATGATAAGCAGTGTCGTATAAACCACCGAAAGGTGGTTTTTTATTGTCTGAAAACTGCCATTTCATAATATCGTTTCATAATATTTTATTGCCCACCCACCACAGGGACGACTGAAATCTTCCGATCGTACCGTGCCGTCTGCTCCACGTTTTTATGTCCAGAGATAGCCTGTTTCTCGTAAATGTTACCTTGAAGATCTGAAATACCTTTCGCTTTCAGGTCATGAAATGTGAAGTCAAAACTCAAGTGTGGGTATTTGATCCGCGCTTCTTCTTTGGCCTTTCTCCATCGGCTGTTGAAGCCATCCCTTGTATATTTGTGCCCGGTAGGTTGATGAAGAATAAACAGGCTGCTCATACCTTCGTTGAGGGGAAGGGCTTTGGCAAGGTCAATTGCTGCTCTCAGTCTGTCTGACCAGGCTTTTATCTGCGCGACTGCAGTTTTGCTCTGCTTAATCAGTATTCCTTCAACCATAAGCTGGTTTTTCTTCATCTCAAGGACATCGTTTTGACGTGCGCAGCACAGATAGGCCAACTCCATGGCAACACGCACAACATCAGGAGATACGCTATATAAAGCGTTGTACTCTTCATGGGTGATGTAACGATCCCGGCCAGTCTCTTTAAATTGCTTAACCCCTTTTGTGGGGTTGCCCTTGGCATATCCGCGTTCGTAAGCCCAGCGATAAACACGGGACATAAATGCTTTTTCCCGGTTGGCTTGGGTTCGGCTCTTTACGCCACGCTTATCGAGGTATTTACGTACGTGTTCAGGCTTAATACTATCTGGCGGCATCTGCCCGAAAACATCGATTATCTTTTTGGAGTATTTGCGGTAATCCTTCTGTGTTTCCGCTGCGAGTTCAAAAAAATCACCAGATTGGAAGAACTTCTCAATCAGGCCGGAAAGGGTTGATTCATCCGGCCTGTCATTAATAATTGCTTCCCAGGCTGTCCACACCTGCGCCTGTGTACAGGTCTTATCACAAAGGCGGATGTTCCCGCCTCCTTTTGGGTGATACTCATAGGCTGAACGTCCGAGGTAAACCCTCGGAGGCATCCAGGCGTCGTCTTTGTTTTTACGTGCGCGTGGCATTAATCAAGAGCTCCAAAATTAGGCTGAGGCCCGTTAACATCAATAGCTTTCTGTCGGTGAGAAAGCGGATTGTTGAAATGAGCCCACGTTGTGCGAGGGCGTCCATCGCGCCTGGTTATAAAAAATATTCCTGCATCACGCAAGCTTTCGCATTGCTTTGACGGAATTTTATAACCGGTCAACTTTTCAATATCAGCGTCAGAGATAATGTCTGTTTCGTTGTTCATACTTCCACCTCACACCGAACCTATCGCTTTCTGAACTACCCTATATCCCCGTGCCCGGGGCTTTCTCTTCGCTTCAACTCGCACTGCTGAAACCTTTGGTGCTGGAGGGATCGGTATTGAAACGCCATTGCGCATATTTCTGCGGTTACCCATCCTCCACACCAGTTGTGCGGTATAGTCCCGTCCATCGTCAACGGTGACGACTGAGCGAACCAGTTCATCGTTAATATCCACCATTTCACCCATTGGTTGCCTCCTTGCTGAATCCAGCGTTGATAACGTTGCTGGCGATAGTTTTTAGATCGGCACCCAACAGTTCGCCATCTTCACCACCAACAGCTTTCATTAGTTCATTCTGGAGAACGCTGTCATAGTTGCGCGGCCAGAATTCCGTGGGCATATCGAAAGAGTTGCAGCAGAGGAACGTGTCGATAGTTATCTGCGCGGCTTCCTCGGCAGTCCGTTCAGGCTGGCGATAACCAGCCTCCCAGATAGCATCTGTCATTGCTGATGGATCACCGGCAGCGGATTTAATCAGTTGAACCAGCTCGAATAGATTCGATTCAGTCACAACACACCTCCATTTCCCTTTCTACAGACTCACAGCAACGGCGAAAAACTTCAGCTGATACCTCATTTCTCAGGGCTCTGATGAGCAATGCATCCCGAGAATTTTGACGCTCAATATTTTTCTCTCGCTCAAGTTGACGCAATACGGCCAGTCGGGCAGTAATACGTTTCCGTGTGTTCTGCCACTTAACCAGAGCTACATTTGCCCTGTGCCGCCATCCGTATTCGTTATCGATAACGGTTTCAAGCTGATAACTGATACTGGCAATAACATCTTCAGCCGTTACCAGAGCCAGCAGGTGGCCGTTTATGGTGACTAGTTGGTTAACATCAATGGATTCAGCTTTCATCCGTTCACCTTCCTGTCTGCCAATGTTTCAACGTTATCCCAACCACCGCAGGCATTAACTATTTCTCCCAGCCTTGAAAAGCAGGCGTTCAACCACCGGATCCCTCTCGGCGTAAGGGCTGGCACTGTACCCCAGTCGATAAAATCAGAGTTACTGCGGTGCATATATTTGATTAGGTCCAGTATCTGGATGTAGTGCGCCCGGCGGCGATCCATGCTCCATCCCTTATCAGCGAGGTACGAATCAATAAAGCCCTGCAGCGCTGGCTGGTTAAGCGAAATATCGCCGTACTGGTGGCGAAATATCGGCCGACGGTGCAATCTTACCAGGTGGAACAAGTAGGCATCACATACCCATGCCAGCGCCTGCTGATGGTGCTGTTCAAGGGATCCGGCCTGTACGATTGCTTTATTTTTCACTGCGACCCTCCCAACCGATAGCCTGGAACAGGCCCATCTTAGGGTGATACCAGCGGGTGCCGCGGGGCTCAGCTTCGGACATCATCTGGTGGAACGCCGCCATAAATGGCTCAAGCTCCACGATGGCCCTACGTGACAAAAGCCCGTCCGGGGTCATAAATTCATGCGTGTCCGTTGGGATCCGGTAGGCATTGACCAAATTCCGGCACTTGGCGTCACTCATTCCGCTTTTGGCTACCACCTGGCGGTAACCGACATATCCTGCGCGCATGGCCCCGCGTTTGATGTTCTCCACAGCTTCTGCGACTGTTTCGATCTGCTCTTCAACATGATTAAGGCGCTTCTGCTGGCGAACGGCATCGGCGGCCATTGCGGCGATCATCTCGATTTCCGTCAGCGGCGCACGAGGGCGGAAATAGCTGTTAACCAGTTCGCGCTGAACCTGCCAGGCAAGATCATCGTTAAATGGCTTCGTCAACATCAGGTAGCCTGATTCGAAAAGCACAATCCCTGACGGTGCAAATTTAGAGAATGTCCCTTCCGGGAGGTCCGTACGTATTACGTCCGCACCTAATTCGGCATAGTCCACACCGTTGATGAAATGCTCACGGTTTCGGTTGAAAGCTGCACGCGCTGTTCCTTCCGGGCGCTGGTGGACTTCATCAATCA